ATTTTAAAAATAAAAATAATTTTAAAATTATATAGAAAATGCATGGACGTCATGGACGTATAGACGTCATTTAATGTGTCCACAAAAATTGTTTAAATCACTAAAGTGTTTTTTGCAGATTTTTGATGTGTCATATGGATATTTGGAGGTGTTTATTTAATGTAACGATTCATCTCGTATAAAACGCAACGTGTATAATAGAGGAGAACGAATAATGGTATAGAGTGTGTTCTTTTAAAGGAGCATGCTCTATCTGTTTTCTTATGGATATTTACAGACTCTTATTAAATGTAATGTTGCATCTCGTATAAAACGCAACGTGCATAATAGGAGAAAAAGAAAAATAACAGGGAGTATGTCATTTGCTTGGAGAGAGGCATGACAGCTCCTTGTTCTTTTATGGATATTTGGAGGCAGTTATGGTTGAGAGCAGATTTCAAGCAAATCTGATTAAAGAGATTAAGAAACGATTTGAAGGCTGTATGGTTCTTAAGAATGATGCAAGTTATCTTCAAGGGGTTCCGGATCTTATGATTCTTTATGAAGACAAATGGGCTGCTCTCGAATGCAAGAAAACTGAAAAGGCAAAACATCAACCTAATCAGGATTACTACGTTGAGAAGATGAATGAAATGTCATATGCACGATTCATTTGTCCGGAGAACAAGAAAGAGGTTTTAGATGAACTGGAACACGCATTCAAACCTAATAGGTAAGCATGCACTATTTAATCCATCTGGATATTCTTGGTTGAATTACAATACTGACGATTCTATCGATTCTATCGATACTGTATTTCAAAGATATAAGAGCCAGTATTCAACTACAATTGGAACAACATTACATGACTATGCTGAGAAACGAATAAGATATCGTCTTCGTATGTTCAAAAGTGATAAGAATAATGTTCTCATGTATCTGCTTGATCGTGGAGTTCCAATGAGTGTAATTGACATGGATTTTCTCTTTGAAAATCTTATGCATTATGTGAATGACGCAATTGGGTACAGAATGGATCCGGAAGTAGTTCTTTATTATTCTGAGAATTGCTTCGGCACAACAGATGCAATTTATTTTAGGAATAAAGAGCTTCGTATACACGATTACAAGTCTGGCGTTGCACCGACGCATATTGAGCAACCATTGATCTATGCTGCTTTGTTCTGTCTTGAGTATGACGTGAAACCTATGGATATTTCGACAAACTTGAGAATCTATCAGGCAAACGAGATAGTTGAGAGTAATCCAGAACCGGAAGAAGTAAAGAGTGCTATGGATCAGATAGTGAAGCTCGATAAAATTGTTAGTAAATGGAAAGCTGAGGATATTATACCATGATGATGGAAGAACTCTTCTTTTATGACGAATCTGAAACAGAATCGTTAAAGCACGAAGGCAGAAGTAAGCTTGATGGTGCTCCTGTAGGATCTGGAAGATATCCTCTTGGATCTGGCGAGTTTTCTTATCAACGAGATTATGGATTCGATGCCGAAAGAAATAGAATAGCAAAAGAGCATCCAGATTGGTCAACTACTCAGATTGCTGAAGCGATGAATATGTCATCTGGTGAATTCAGAGCTCGTGTTACAATCAATAAAGAAGCTCAGAAAATGGAAGACACTCAGCGTGCTATTGATCTTAAACTTCATGGATATTCTAATACTAAGATAGCCGAAATGCTTGGTGTTTCTGAAGGAACTATAAGAAATTATTTAAAGCCTCAAGACAATACACTTGGCAGAAAGACAGCTTCATCTGTCGCTCGTCAGCTTATGGATATTGTCGATAGTAAAGGAATGGTCGACATTGGCGCCGGTGCAGAAAGAGAACTTGGTTGTTCAGATACCATGCTCACTGCCGCAGCACAGATTCTTAAAGCCAATGGATATTCTTTAATTACCGATCTTAGAGTTGAACAAGCCACGAATCCTAACAATTATACAAACCTTAAAGTTATAGCGCCTCCTGGGACAACTAAAAAGATGGCTTTTAATAATCTTGAAGACATTCGTTCAGTTGGAGAATACGACAGTTATACTCAAGAGGCCATTAATAAACACCCAGGCTTTGAAAGAACCAAATATGGTATGTATTATCCTCAGAGCATTGATTCAAGTCGTGTGGCTATCATGTATCCTAAAGATGGCGGAACAGATATGGACGGTGTCATGTATCTGAGACGTGGAGTCGAGGATATATCGCTTGGAAAATCAAACTATGCTCAGGTAAGAATCGGTGTTGACGATAAGATGTACATGAAGGGCATCGCTCTTTATGACAATCAAGACATTATTCCAAAAGGTAAAGACATTCTCTTTTGCACTAGCAAGCCTGACAATTGGCCTATGGAAGATGTTCTTAAGCCTTACAAGACAAAAGAAGTTAATGGCGAGAAAGTTATAGATAGAGACAATGTCTTTGGTGCAGCTATAAAGCCAGAAGAAAAGGGTGGACAAAGATTTTACATTGGTGAAGATGGAAAAGAGCATCTTTCATGCATAAATATTGTTAACTCTGAAGGAGATTGGATGAACTGGAAGAAATCTGTTTCGTCCCAATTTCTTTCGAAACAAAACGCTCCTCTGATTAAACAACAGCTGGATATTACCTATCAGAATAAACTTGCTGAATTCGAAGACATTATGGCTATAAATAATCCAGTTATTAGAGCAGAATACTTAAAATCGTTCTCTGATGATTGTGATGCTAGCGCAGTTCATCTTAAAGCTGCTGCTTTACCAGGCCAGACAAGTAGATTGCTTCTTCCTGTATCTGATTTGCCAGATGGAGAATGCTATTGTCCTGGATATAAGACTGGAGATTATGTAGTTCTTGTAAGGCATCCTCATGGTGGAACGTTTGAGATTCCGGTTTTAAGAGTTAATAATGAATTTAAATCGGCAAAAGAGATACTTGGAGATGCACCCGATGCAATTGGAATTAATCATAAAGCAGCTGAACAACTTTCTGGAGCAGACTTCGATGGTGACACGGCTCTTGTAATTCCGATTTCTAAAGGTAGTGTCGGAACTAAGATTAAGTATGATAAGCCGCTTGAAGATTTAAAAGGATGGTCGCCAGAAGTTTATTCTATTACCGATAAGAATTCACCCCTTTACCAGGTCGATGCTGCACATGGATTTCGTAAGCAAGACGAAATGGGTAAAGTATCAAACCTTATTACCGATATGACAATTAAGGGCGCAGATGAGCATGAGATTGCCAGAGCTGTTAAGCATTCGATGGTTATTATTGATGCTGAAAAACATCATTATGACTGGAGACGGAGTTACAAAGAAAATGAGATTGCGGAGCTTTATAAGAAATATCAGGGTGACTATAAAGGTGGAGCTTCTACACTGATTTCTAAAGCTAAATCTCCGATGGATATTCCGAAAAGAAAAACAGACTATGTCGGTAAAGATGAAGCAAACGCCGATCGTCAAGTTAAAGGTGGAATAGACATTGTTACTGGACAAAAAGTTTATCAGAATACTGGCGAAACTTATCGTAAAAAGATTTACGAGTATGAACGAGATGAGAATGGCGTTGTAAAGAAAGATAAATTTGGAAGAAAGATCAAAGCGACATATGAAGAAGTTGATGAAAAGACTGGAGAAATTGTTAAAAAACCAGTTGTTATAGGTTTAGAAGATAAAGAAACAGTTAAGACAGTTAAGACTTCGAAAATGCTTAACGAACTTGAAACAAAAGGTCGTGCTGATGGTCTCATTTCAGATTATGATTCAACTCAAGAACATCTTTATGCAAATTATGCAAACAGAGTATATGCTTTGGCTAATCAAGCAAGAAAAGAAATGATCAGTATAGTTGCTCCAGAATACAATAGAGATGCTGCTAGAGAATACTCAAATGAAGTTAATTCTCTTAATAATAAGCTAGACATTGCTCTAAAGAATGCTCCAAGAGAAAGAATGGCACAATTAGCAGCTGGATACGTGTATAAATGCAAGATCCAAGAGAATCCAAATATGAGCGCCGAAGATACAAAGAAAATCAAATCACAAGCTTTAGCCGAAGCAAGGGTTCGCTATGGTGCAAAGAAAGAAAGAATTGACATAAGCGATAAAGAATGGGAAGCAATACAAGCCGGGGCAATCAGTAGCACTAAACTTAGAGCAATAATGCAAAATACAGATTT